ACATTGAAAGGTATTATGCGAAGATGGGTTTGGTTTCCCCATTTAGCGATGATGAAAAACAATTTTTTGGAGTGGAAGAAATTAAGAATTTCACTTGTAGAGATATGGAAAGGGCTTTGCGCGATAGCGGCGCGTTTTCAAAAAGCGCAGCTGTTGAACTAGCTGGAAAATTTATTGGGTTGAAAAATCCTGAAAGTGCGGCAGATATTTTGAAAGTTTTGGATAGGATAAGGATTTAATAACAGAGGGATTCTGTTAGGGGTCAGCGGGACGCTGATACTAAAACGAAATTGAAACAGCAACATAAACTAACGTAATTAGGAGCATTGAAAATGGCTGACCCTAAAACAAATGAAGAGGTAATGAGCGCTGTTACCGAACTTCGCGGTGAAGTTGAAAAGAAGGGCTTCATTGATAAGGATAAGATTGAACGTTTGAATGAAGTTCTCGACGGACACGAAACGAAGAATCAGCAAATCGTTTTGCTTGAGCAGTCTACAAAGAATCATGAGCAAGCGATTACTGAACTGAAAGAAGCGCGCGTTGAAGTAAAAGAAGCAGACGAGAAACGACAAGCTGAGTTGAAGACTCAGATTGACGATCTTGAGGCGGAAGTCGCGCGCGGAATTGAAACAAAGATTGCGAATGATCCTAACGCTTACAAGAATGGTGAAGAGTATAAGGCTCTGAATGTTTTTTGTAAGAGTGGTGAAAATTCCATGAGCGCTGAGCAGAAGGTTTTGCTCAGAACTGATTCTGCCGTCGATGGTGGAATTCTTGCGCCGAGCGAACTTGATAATCAGATTATGAAGAAGATTACTGAGATTGATCCGATTCGTTCGATTGCAAGAGTCAGAACTATCAACAGCAAGTCGATGGAAATGGCAATTCGGAACACCATTCCGGTTGCAACGTATGAAGGCGAAGCGGAAGAAGGCGCCGATAGTGTCGCCACTTACGAATCGGTGACTGTGACGCCGTATCGCCAAACTCATACGTCGCCAATCACTAAGGACATGCTGATGGATGCGGCTTTCGATATGGATTCGGAAATTGCATCGGATTCGGCGGAAGCTTTTGGTTTTGGTGAAGGCGCTGGATTTGTTCTTGGTGATGGATTCAAGAAACCTGAAGGGTTTATGCAGAATGCAATTATTCTTGCAGCAACCCAAGCGGGAACGACTGGCACAGCTGGTGTAATTCCTGCAGTTGATGTGATTCTTCTTACTGGCAAGCTCAAGACTGGATACAATCCTGTGTTCGTTTTGAATCGGCGAACGTTGGCGCAGTTGCGTTCACAGGTTTCAACAACTGGCCAATTCCTTTGGCAACCGGGGCTGAATGGCCCGGTAGCTAATAGTTTGGCTGGGTATCCGTATGCGGTTGCAAACACTATGGCAGATGAAGCGAATAATTCTTACTCGCTTGCCTTTGGTGATTTCCGACGGGGATACACAATCGTTGATAGAACTGGTTTGAGTGTTGTTCGTGACGAGTATACGCTCAAGAAGAAGGCGATTGTTGAATTCACGATGAATCGTTGGAATACCGGCATTGTTACTTTGCCTGAAGCAATCAAAGTCACAAAGACTCCGGCAACTTAAAAACTAAAAACCGGAATTTTTAACGGGCAAAAGAAAAGGAAATCAAAATGGAACAAGATCTTCATTCTGAAATCAAAGTTGTTTTTGCAATCGAGCCGGTGATTCACACCGCGCACGCAGTTGGGGCCGAGATTGATACTATTGGATTTGAATCTTGCGAGTTTGTTGTCGTAATCGGCGATGCTCTCGACGGTTCGTTTACTGCTGGCATTGATCAATCGCCGGATGATGATAGCGGTTCGCCGACTGGTGTATGGACCGCTGTACCTGCTGCCGAAGTTCTCGGCACAGATCTCGTCATTGCCATTGCGGATACTGATAAGGTATATCGCATCGGCACTATTGGGAAGGAACGTCACCAGCGTTTGACGTTGACGGAAGTTGACGCCAACTCTACTGGCATCATGGGCGCTGTTGCGATCCTTAGTCATCCTGTGATTAAGCCTGTTGCAGAGCAGTTTACCTAGAAAATAGAAAGTGGGGCGCGCCGTTAATTGTTAGGCGGCGTGCCCCTGCTTCCTAACCCGTATTTTAAAAAATTGGGGAAGTTATGAAAGTTAAATTTCTGAGAAACGGAACCGAAGCACATATTGCGCCCAAGCGTGGAAATTTTGTATTCACAAAAGGCGAAGAAATGTCTGGACTTTCTGAAGAAATCGCTTCGCAAATGGTAAGCGATGGCAATGCTGAAATTATTAGCGACGATGCCCCAGAAGTTGAAGACGAAGAAGTTGAAACTGAAGACGAAGAAAACGACGACGAAGAAGAACCCAAAAGTAAAATGCCTTGGAGTAAGTGAGAGTTATGCCGCTAACGTATACATACACACTAAACGACACTGGCACTTTGCCTATCTCTCTCAAACAAGCGAAAGCTTATTTGAAAGTTGATTCCACTACAGACGATTCGGTAATTCAAGATTTGATTGCTACAGTTTTTCAGTTCGCAGAACGTTATTCCGGTAGGGATATGCGGGCGAAAACTTGGCAATTGGTACTGGATTGTTTTGACGATAGAATCCTTTTACGAAAAAGCGAAGTGTCGTCGATTACAAGTGTGAAGTATTCCGTTAGCGGCACTCTCGACACCATTTCTAGCGCAGTTTATTACCTAAAAGCTGGCCACCAATTTAGCGAAATTTTGCTTCAAGAAGATCAAGCTTGGCCGTCTGATATTGATGAAATTGAAGCTGGCATTCAGATCATTTTTGATACGAAAACCCCACGATACATTACACAATATAAGGTTGGCGCGCTAGAACATTTGGCGTTCTTGTATGCGAATCGTGGCGATTGTGATGTTAGTGTTGCCGCGCTCAAGTCGGGCGCAACTGAAAAATACGATCAAGGTAGAATACAAAGGATTTAAATCATGGCTGCAATGTCAAATTTCATGGAAACAACTGTGCTTGAGCATTTTCTTGATGCGACTTCTTACACTAGTCCCACAAGTGTATATGTTGCAATTCACAATACCGATCCGACTGACGCCGATTCAGGAACTGAAGTTACGGGCGGCGCATACGCGCGCGTAACCATGACGGGCGGTTGGACCGTTGCGGCTGACAACGCGACTAACACAGCGGCAGTAACTTTCCCGACTGCCACCGACGGAACGTGGGGAACGGCAGATTACTTTGGCATTTATGACGCTATTTCCGGTTCCGAACTTTTGATTCACGGTGCATTGACTGAAGGTAAAACCATTGGTGATGGCGATACGTTTGAATTCGCAATTGGAAATCTTTCAGTAACGATGGCATAAAAGGTTATAAGTAAGTGCCCACCTATATACTAAATAATGTTGGTGGAACCCTCAATTATGACACACCTGTGGATCTTGGCGATCTTGATGACGATCCGTATAACCCAGATGGCGTGTATTGGGTGGCAAATGATGATGGCACTGACACTTTCATGCGCGCCGGATTTGAAAATCCGTCAGATGATCTTCTAGCTGGGGATAATTTACAAGAGTATCAAGTCCATGTAGTAAAAGTGGATACACTTGATGGCAACGATCCAACTTTAACGATTGCACTTTATAATGGTGCAACTCCTGTACGTGATCTACTAACAGATGAACCTATTGGGAATGACCCTGCTGGTTACACTTTCAGTGTTTTCTGGAATGCAAATGAATTAACTCAAATCAGTGGCAATGCTGCTGCAATTGGTATTACAGGTAATCGTAGTGGTGGTGGGCCAACTGTTAGACGGGTTGCCGTAGTCGGTGCAGTTCGGTGGATTTCTACAGAAGATACAGGCGGCGTTACGCATCAAGGCGAAGGAATTGTTGACGGTGATGCTACCGTCGATGATGCGACTGCCGAAGTTGATCATCAAGCGATTGCCGACGTAACCGGAAGCGCGATTGTTACGCTGGCTACTGCCAGTATGACGCGGGGTGACTTTGCTGATGTAACTGGAATCGCAACTGTAACTTTGGCGACTGGCGCCATAAAGAAACTTGCCGAAGCCGAAGCCGCAGGTTTGGCTGTTGCATCTGCGCTTGCTGAAGTAGATCATCAGGCCGTCGCTGGGGTTACTGGCGTTGCGACGGTCGATGCAAGCGCACATTTGAATATTATTCTTGGTGTTCCTTTCGCACCAGACTTTGAAGCTACTGTTATAAATTTCACCGGTTCCTACCTTGATATTGATGAAGATCCGTATGACATAGATGCAAATTGGATGGATGTTGTAGATGAAACTTCCGTCTGTTTTGGCATTTTTGATCTACCTGATTCGCTTCAATACAAAGTTGTTCGAGCAGTTGGCTTGCATTCTCTTGCTGTCACCGTTCGCAAGAATGCTTCTGGCGGAACTGATCCAACTGTTGCTGCTCAGATGTTTGATAATGCTGCCGGAAGAGAAATAGTTGTCGATAATGAAACTGTAACTAGCCTAACATCAGAAGTACACACTGGCACATTCGGTTTAATACATGATCTAGATTACATAAATCTTCCATTCTTGCGGGTTGCAATATCTGGTACTTCATCTGGCGATAGAAATATTGATATTGCTGCGATGCGTGTTTACCTTGCGATGGAAGGCACGCGCATCAAGTCTTCAGTTTCTGGCGCGGCGACAGTAACACTAGCTGATGGTGGTTTAATTAAGATTGGCGCAGCGTCGGTATCTGGCGCAGCAACCATTACTGATGCTACTGGTGGAATTATTCATCCGGCGGCAGCGTCAGTAACTGGTGTTGCAACAGTTACCCTTGCAACCGCTGACGTTCTAAAAATTGGCGCGGCTGACGTTACTGGTGTTGCAACTGTAACGCTTGCAACTGCTGAAGTTTTACACATAGCAGCTGCAACAGTTTCTGGCGTTGCAACCGTAACGCTAGCAACAGCGAAAGTTGATCTTCAAGCAATCGGTTCGGTAACGGGTGTTGGCGATATTGACGCTGACGCCAATCTTACTTTGCGTGTTCTCGCTTCTGTAACTGGAATCGCAACCGTTACTTTAGCTACCGCAACTATGGAATATTCCGCGTCGGCAAGTGTAGCTGGCGCTGCAACAATCACCGACGCTGGTGGTGGTTTAAGATTTGATGCTGCAGCTGATGTAACTGGCGCGGCAACAATTACTGATGCAACCGCCGAAGTTGATCATAGTGCTATCGCTTCTGTTACTGGCATTTGTACTATCACCGACGCAACTGGTGATACCGGCGGTTTCAAACAAGGCGAAGCAGACGTAACAGGAACTGCAACAATAACTGATGCTACCGCCGAAGTTCTTCATATTGCATCGGCGTCAGTTACTGGCGTTGCAACAATTACTGATGCGACTGGTGATGTTGGCGGAATTCAAGATGGGGCCGCAAGTGTTACCGGAACTGCAACCGTAACGCTTGCGACTGCAATAGTTGAATATAGCGCGAATGCGTCAGTAACTGGCATTGCGACTGTAACACTAGCAACCGCAAAAGTTCTTCATAGCGCGGGCGCGAGCGTAGCGGGCGCGGCAACTATTTCCGCGCGCGCGCATATGAATATAATTCTCGGTGTTCCATTTGCGCCGAGTGCTCATCTAAATAATATAAATTTCAGTAACGGCTCTAGTGGTTGGGAACAAATCGACGACGATCCGTTTGACATAGATGCGAATTGGCTAGATATTGTAGATGAAACTAGTTTGGGTTTTTATATTTCCGAACTTCCAAGTTCGCTTCAGTATAAAGCCATTAGAGGCATTGATTTACATACCGCCGTGATCACAGTTAGGAAAAATGCTTCTGGCGGAACAGATCCAGACACTACTTTATCTATATTTGAAGGTGGTAACTCTAGAGAACATCCGATTCTTTCTGAAACTGTTACGGATTTAGTATCTGAAATTCACTCTGGTACATTTAGTTTACTAGATGTTACTGATCTTACAGAATTTAATACTGGAGTCCGTAGCAATACATCAGGTGATAGAGGTGTCGATGTTGCTGCCGTTCGTGTTTATCTTGCAATGGAAGGAACCCGCATAGCGGCATCAGTTACCGGAGTTGCCACAATCACCGACGCAACTGGTGATATTCTTGGCGGAATTCAAGTTGGTGCTGCTGACGTAACCGGAATCGCAGCGACGACTGGCGATCTTACCGGAACTTATTCTGCTGATGCGGCTGTTACTGGTGTTGGTGCAATTTCTGCCGATGCTGATTTAACTTTAGTTGGTGTTACTTCAGTAACTGGCGTTTGTACCGTCAACGCAAAACCCGGAATCAAACTTTCAACTGCTGCAGCGTCGGTAACTGGCGAAGCAATTCTAGATCCTGATTACAGTCATGGTTGGCTAAATATAATTCCTGATCGACCGTTCGCGCCGATTGCTGATAGAGCAGGTTTTGGTTACACCGGAACTTTCGATTTTGTCGATGAAGATCCATATGACATTGACGATAATTGGGTAACAGTTGACAACCCCAGCGGAAATTCAAATTACATAGTTGATTTTGTTGATGCTGCTTGGCTCAAAGCAGTTCACGCGCCTAACGCACACAATTTTGCAATTACCGTTAGAAAAAATGCGGCTGGTGGAACTGATCCGGTTCGATTGAATGTTCGCAATACGGATGGCCCAGTTCAAAGAGAAACAATAATAGACGATGAAACAGTAACTAACATAGTTTCTGAAGTTCATACTGGCACATTTAGTTTATTGTGGGCATTTGCAAACCTAACATTCCCGTCTGGTTCCAACAATTTGCGGATTGCTGTACTTGGGAAAACTTCTGGCGATAGAAATCTTGATATTGCTGCATTCAGAATGTATATGTCGCTTGAAGGAACGCGCGGCAATGCGTCAGTAACCGGAACAGCAACAGCTATTGCGACTGGTGGAATAGTTGTTAGTGCTAACGCAAACGTTACAGGAATCGCAGCTGTTTCTGCGAATGCAATTATAAAACGTTCTGCGATTGCTTCAGTTACTGGTGTTGCGTCAGTTAGTGCCGAACCAGATTTGATAGAAGCTATTATTCTTGGGCGCATTATTTTTGAAGCAAGAATTTTCAAATCAATCGAAAGTAAAACTAACATTTATAAATCCATAAGAACATCAAGCGAACTAACAAAAAGCATTTATACCATGTCAGAGGTTGCATAATGGCTAGGAAATTGATTGATAGATATTCTGATTATGACATAATCAGCACAGCGCCAAAACTTTTTAATTACACAACTGATTTAAATGAAGTTGTAAATGACGCTTCTAGCGGTAGTGCATCGTTCAAAGTTTATGACATAAGCAAAGACGAACTTATTTTAGCCGATGAAGCAATCGGACAAACTGAATTGAGCGTTACAAATGCTGGCGTATTTAATGAAAATGATTCAGTTGAAGTAACGCAAAATGACGAAAGTATTTTGGCGTCAACTGTTAGTTCGGTCGATACTACAGCGGGAACAATAACAATCGCCGACTCACTAACGGTTGCAGCTGATATTGGGCAAAGAGTTAGAGTTATATTTGGTGCATCTATTTCTATGACAGAGTTTGGAACAGCAAATTTGAATACTCGCAATTGGGGTTACATTGGTATTCTTGAAAATACACATGTCGCTCATTATGATGTTAGGGCCAAAGAAGGGCTCAACGTTGACATAGAAGTAAAAGTAACCAATAGTGTTATGACTTCTACTGATATTATCTGTGCAACCATAAAAGAAGATGATTGTGAGTAAAGACATAATCAAGAGAAAAAGCAGAGTTTCATGTATCGGTGACATGAGAGAAAGAATTAAGCTACATGATCGCGCGTTGCGCGTGCCCGAATTTGGAAACTCTGATTTTTCTGAAAAATTTAGTGGAACAAAAACTGTTTGGGCAAATGTTAAAACTGTATCGGGGCAAACATTCTTTACCGGGGCAAATATTGACGTTAGTTTAACACATTCAATAGTCATTCGATATGACGAATCTGTAACTTCTGAAACTTGGGTTGAATTGAATAACAACAATTTGAAGATTATTAGCGTTGAAGATTTAGATGAGCGACACGAATTTTTGCGGCTTCGATGCACCGAGCGTGGTGATAAGGATTTAGGAGCGGCGCAAGCATGAAAAGCGCAATTGGTGTTGAGTCTAGTCTTGGAAACAAAAAGGTGTTTCGAGAAATAAATCGCATTCGGCCAAAGGCTAGAATGGCGATTAGAAATGCTTGGTTTGATATCGGTAAAGATTTGAAGAACGAAGCTAACACAGAAATAAAACGCAAACCGAAAGGCGGAAAAACATATTACATCAGAATGAAAAGCGGAAATTATAGAAGGCATGTCGCTTCCGCTCCGGGTGAAACGCACGCGAATTTAAGTGGTGCATTGCGGAAATCTGTTAGTTGGAAAGTTCACGGTTATTATCGAATGGATTTCGGATATGGTTTTGCAACTGGTCCGAGTAGCAGAGCGCCAGAATATGACCATGTTATCGAAGACGGATTTGAATTTAAAGATGGACGAAAAATACTAGCGCGCCCTAGCATTGGGAACGCTGTTAAAAAAATTCAAAGAAATGCGACTAACGAATTTCATCGACAAATTGCAAGAGAATTCAAGAGAGTTAAATGAGAGCATCTAGCATCATTTCACAATTAAGTGTTTTGCTCCCCCAGCTTACAGATAAATTCACAACTGATATCGACGTTTTGAGCGTCACTAGATCAGGAACTGAAATGACGGTTATTTGTAATGAGCAGCATGGGCTAGAAGTCGGTCAAGCGTTTGCTGTTACCGGAACTGATGTTCCAATTGCCATTTCGTCATTGACTAGATCGGGCATAGTTGGAACTTTGGTAACTGCAACTAATCATGATTTGACTAACGCGGTCGCTACTTCAATTAGAATTACCGGCGCTACAGAATCTGAATTTAACGGAACGTTTGTGCGAACTAACATAGTCAATCGCAAAACAATCACGTTTGTAATGGCTGATTCTGGTGCTGTTACTGCTACTGGTTCCCCGATTTTGCGGGACGCTGAATCTAAATTGCGTGATTACAATACAACTTATGAAGTTGACGACGTTATCGACGCTGCAACTTTTAAGTTTACACATTCAGTTACTGGTTTGACTGACCCTAACGGAACGATTGTTATCAGAACCAAACCTAGAATTTCGTCCGGTATCAATATCGAAAGAATTATGGCCGCATATACAGAATCAGAGGTTGACGAATATTGGGCGTTTGTAGTTCTTGACGGTGTAACCGCTTCGCAAAGTAGACTAATCGAATCTGATGCTTTGGATAACATCCAACGCAATGCTAGTTTTCGACAACAAATTATAGAACCTTTTTCGGTGTATGTTTTTATTCCCGTCGAAAGCGAAATCGCTGCAAGGGAATCACGCGACGAAGCTTCTGATTTGCTTCGCCCGCTTTTGAGATCACTTTTGTTTAGTCGAATAAGCACCGGACTTTATTCAGACGTACAAAACCCTGTGCAATTTGTCGGGCATGATGTATTCAACTATGATTCGTCTGTGTATGTCCACGCATACAACTTTCAACAAGTCGCTGATATTTACGAAGAAGATACTGTTGGTCCCGATCTTGATGTTGCTTTTCGTGAAATTGATTTCAGTATTTTTAGCGACTTTGGAACGCAAGTTGAATTCATGCAAGGAACGCCTAATTTGGATGATACCCCACTCTAGGAGAAATTATGTTTATCCAAATAGAAGTTAAAAAAGATCTTGGTGATTACAAAGCCGGGGATATCATTAGTGTTGCTAGTCATGATGGTGTTCCTATTGATAATTTTTGGCGACGACGTTTACAAGATGCAACGTTTGATGATTGCTGTTCGATTGTTAAGCCAGCTGTAAAGGAAGAAGTAACTAAAAATGTTAGTTACAAAACTAAGGAGAAAGAATAATGGGCGGAACGCAAATTCTGCAGCCTGAAGTTTCGATATCGCTGGCGAACGCAGATCGCGCAGTCAGCAACACAGATCAAAAAGTGCTTATTGTTGGTCAACAAGTAGCGGCGGCGACCGCTGTTAGTGGTGAATTGCAAGCAAACCTTGCGAGTACGGGCGCGCCCGAAAACGCTTTGTTTGGTGAAGCTTCGCAAGTTGCCGCAATGGTTCGCGCGTTTCGAGCGATCAACCCGCTAGTTCAAGTTGATGTTATTCCGCTTGATGACGCTGCCGGAACCGCTGGCACTAAAGTAATTACCATTGTTGGAACATCAAGTGAAGCCGGGACACTGGTAGTTGTAGCAGGATCTGAAACGCTTCACAGATATGAAATTGCTGTAGCGGATTTGGATACACCTACAATTATTGGTGACGCAATCGAAGCTGCAATTAATGGGGATTCAAAGTGTCCCTATACTGCTTCAAATTCAACAGGAACTGTTACGCTTACTGCTGACAATAAGGGAACTGTTGCAAATGATCTTGGAGTTGAAACTTCAGGAATAATCGCTGGCGTTACAGGAATGGCAGTTACAATTGGCGTTACCGGCGCAACTGATCCAACACTTACTGATATTTTGGATGTTGCAACAGATCGTTATCAGGGAATCGTTTGGCCGTTTGTTGTTGGTGCTGCGCTTGACACTTTGCTTTTGTGGCTTGATGCTAGATTCAATCCTGATAATGCGATTGAAGACGGCGTTGCGTTTTCTACCATTGTCCAATCTTACGCAAATGTTCTTGCTGCTGGCAATGCGGAGAATTCGCCGAGTCTGGTTATTTTTGGTGATAAGCTAGAAGCTGAAACTAACTATCAGGGACCAGCGCAAAATGAGCCTACTTATTCTAAGTCGGCAATGTTTGCAGCTGTTCGTTCGTTGCGACTAACACCAGACGCTTCGATTTCTAGATATCTAACTAGTTCGGCATCTTTGGATCAATTTGGTGGCCCTGCGCTAGCGTCGTTGCCTTATTTCAACACTCCAATTCCGCAAATGCCTAACATTAAAGCGCCGCGCGGTTGGACTACTGGCGAAGTTGAATTGCTTCTTGCTGCTGGCGTTTCTGTTATTGGCGCGAATGCTACTGGTACTGCTGCGTTGGCTGGCGAAGTAGTGACAACGTACAAAACCGATAGTGGAGCAAATGCGGATATTACTTGGAAGTTTTTGAATTATGTTGATACTTCTAGTGGTGTTCGTGAATACATGTTTAGTAATTACAAGAGTCGATTTGCTCAATCTCGATTGACTGCGGGTAGTGTTAGTCGCGGGCGCGATATGGCAAATGATGTAATTATCAGAGCATACACAGAGCAGCTTTACAAAGATCTTGCTGGCCCGAATTATGTTTTGGTCCAAAATGGTGAAGATGCTTTTGTGTATTTCAAGGAAAACCTAACGGTGACACTTGATCTTGATCTTGGCAAAGCAACACTAACAATGTTTGTGCCTATCGTGACACAACTTCGCCAAATTATTGCGACTATCAAAATCGCATTTGATACGGAGATCTAAGAAAAATGCCCATTCAACTATCTGACGCAACTTTGCTTGTTAATGATGAAGTTATAATGATTGTTGCAAATTCGTTGAAGTATACTGAAGGCTTCGGCGAACAAACGGTTCGCGCTGGTTCCGTCGGTGGTGGTGCTGTTGAGCAGATTTATTCGCGTGACGTTGAATCTTCGCTGAGTAAAATCATGTTTGAATTGCATACAACGCCAGAAAACGTGAAATTGGCGAGAACGTGGAAAGCAAATGCCAATCAAAATGTTGTGCAAATCGCTGGGAAAACTACTGAGGGTGACGTTACCAGAACATTCACCCAAGCCGCTTTTACTGGCGACCCTGAAATTGAAATCAGTACCGAAGGCGTTATTGGCATCGAATTCATGTCCAACGCAGCTATCTAAAAAGGAGATAGGCACCCGCTATGCTTGACGAAAATGAAACAGAATTCCAATATATTTTGCAGATGAAATTCAGTTATGCAAACAAAGGTGAAACTGTGCAAGCAGAATTCATAACTTTGTCTGCGCCGACTTCGCGCACAACGCGCGAATGCGCGGCACTAAAACAAGCTTTTTTTAGGGCGACAAATGATCAAAGCACAACAACCACAACAAAAGAATCTGACGATGATCTTGATATTGATGGGTCTGACGTTATGGCTTTGCTGGCCATTTCTACTAGTGTTGATCTTCCTGACGTTATGGATATTGGGAAGAAGCTTTTTCAGATGCCGGGAATCGCTTTGGTTGATGGTGAAACAAAATTGGGAAGTACTTTGATTGATCGAATGAGCGTCGATGATTTTGAATCAATGCTAGGCGATTATCTTGTAAATTTTATTCTAGCATTTTCATTGAGGAAAATGAAAGCCAAATCATTCAAGGCATAACAAATCTAATGTCTTTCTTTGAGGGTGCTTTGAGTTACAAAGAATTGCGTGAAATGCCGTTACCTGAAATTTCAATGTTGCAAGGCGAAGCCAAGCGCATACACGCGCAAAGGAATAAAAAGTAATGGCCAATAGAGTTGTTTGGACGTTCCTAGCAAGAGATAAGTTTAGCGCAGTCGCTCAACGTGTTAAGCGCAAAACTGATCAAATGAATGTTAGGTTTCAACGTCTAAATGCAACAATGAAAAAAACAGCCGCTGGTATGAAAAAGATGGCGGTTCACATGAAAAAAGCAGCGGTCGCGGCTGGCCTTGCAGCCGGGGCCGCGCTTAAAGCATTTTCAAATATGGAAAAAGGCATTGTAAAAGTTTATGGTTTGTTAAACGTACAAGATTTAAAGAAATGGAGTAAAACCATTGATGACACAATCGCAAATTCAATGGCTGAATTCGGAATCAATAGCGAAGAAGCTTCAACAGCGCTTTACAATGCAATATCTGTGTTGGGCGCAAGCGAAGAAACATTTAAAACATACAACGAATCAATAAGACTAGCGGTTGGCGGAAACGCTGATCTTGCACAAGCTACCATCGGCATTGGTAAACTTAAAAATGCTTATGAAGGATTGACGGGCGCAAAAGCAGCAAACATATTGTTTGTCGCTCAACAGTTGGGCGGCGCGGATGTTAATCAACTAGCGAAAAATGTTGGTAAGGTTGCGAAACTTGCTGCGTCGATGGGGATATCTGCAGAAGAATATGTTGCAACGTTAGGTGAACTTACAAAATTTATTTCGCCAGAAGAAGCTACAACCGGAATTAAAGGTTTGACTCAAGCACTTACCGGCGCAAAGGGTGAAGCGAAGAAAATATTGAAAGAATTTGGTCTTCCGACTACGCCACAAGAATTGATAGATACTGGTTGGACCGAATCTTTGTACCTAATGAACAAAATGATTGAGGAAAATATTGATCAAGCAAAACTAGCAATCCCAAATCAAGAGGGTCTTACAGCGGCATTGGCTATGACTGGTAAATCCGCTGAAAATGTTGCTCTATCAGTACAACAAATGGGTTCGGATCAACTAACACCGTCGTTTTTGCGGAACATGGAAACGCTAGATAGGAAATCAAAAATCGCTGGACAAAACATGGTTTTGTTTGCTGCCGAAATTGGCAAAGAACTAAAACCGGCGATAGTATTGGCAGCAAAAGTTATCGGCGGCCTAACAAGATGGTTTAAAAGTCTTGGTGATGCGTCAAAGAAATTCGTAGCGGGACTTGTAGTTGCGCCAATAGTGATATTTGTTCTAGTAAAAGCTTTTATGGTTCTCAAAACTGTGTTTCTTGCCCTAAAAGTTGCGTTTCTTTTCATTCTTCCCGTCTTGAAACTTGTATTTTTGGCATTTAAAATTATAGCGTGGGGAGTAGCGGCGGCTCTATCGGCTATTGGATGGGTTCCAATTGCAATTGCTGCTGCTGTTGTCGCGGTTGGTCTTCTAATTTGGAAATTTGATGTAGTGAAGCAAAAAATTATGGAAACTTGGGGCGCTGTTAAAAACTTTTTCGGTTTTGGTGGCAATGAAAAAGAGCTAGAGGTAACTGGTGCGGCAGACCTAACAAAAACCAACAAAACAGAAGTTGATATTGGACTCATAGCGCCAAAAAACACTGTTGAGTACATAAGATTGCGTACTTCTGGCGACACTTCGGGTTTGAAAACCGGAGTAAGCATGGTAACAGGATAATGGCAGACAAACTCAAAGAATATTCTGAATCAATTATTCAACATGAAGCTTCATATCGTGGCGCTTTCTTTTACATCAAAAGTTCTGAAATCGGCGGCGGTAGAAAAGACGCAAAAAAGGAATTTATCGACTCAGACCGACAAATAATTGAAGATCTTGGTAAAAAACAGCGCGTTTTTACCGTCAATGGTTGTGTTTCTGACCGACGCGATAACACTGGAAAGCTGATTACACCCTATATTCAAGTTAGAGACACTCTAATTTCGGCTTTAGAGAAGGGTGGACCCGGAATTTTGATTCATCCTTGGTATGGAAAGCTTGAAAACATAGTTTGCAGAACGTTTACAATTTCTGAAGACGTAACTAAGTTAGGCGATTGTACTTTTACCGCGACATTTGAGATTTCTAACACCGATGGTGTACCCGAATTCAATCCATTCGCGTTAACTGGTGTTGCGACTGGCGCTGCTACTGTTGCGACGGTTGCCGTTTCTATTTTCAGTTCAATTTGGGAAATAACAGGCGCTGCAACGGGTAATTTTCAATCCGCTATGGATAAAGCGAACGGTTATATTGATTCTGTTAACGCAGCAACTGACCCAATTGCAACATTGGCTAGCAAACTAGATGATCATTCAAACTTGATAACGTCATTTCAAAGTAATATCGCCACTCTAGTTAGCAATCCGGCGGAACTTTCGGCAAGCATTGATAGAATTATGGATAGCATAACAAGTTTGTATTCGACGCCAGAAGGGGCACTTATGGCGTTCAAAAACCTATTTAATTTTGGCGACAATGATATTTCTGCCCCATATCCTACATTTATTTCTTCAGAGCGAACCGCAAATAATCAAGTGTTTAATTCGATGGTGCAATCTGAAGCATTGAGCAACAGTTATCTAACTTCTTCGCAGTCAACATATAAAACTGTTACTGAAATAAATGAAATCGAAGCCGATCTTGAAACTCAATATCAAAAGTTGTTTCTTTCTGAAAATATTGACGTTGAATTGATGAATTCACTAACGGAATTGAGAACAACAACAACTGGTTTTTTCAGCGAGCAAAAATTAACTGTTAGTCAGATAATCACAATTCAAAGTAACCCGATATCAATTAGAGCGTTGGCATATTCTTATTATGGCGATTCTTCCGACGGTGAAGATATCGCTGAATTAAATGGATTGTATGATCTTGCTTATGAGCAAGGCGATATTAGGATTTTTACAGCATGATCATCGAAGTTGGCGGCAAAGCGTATACTGGTTGGACCGATGCAACCGTAAGTTTAAGCTTAGCCGAATTGAGTAACACATTTAGCTTTAAAGCCACTTCAGAAGATGGCGGCGCATTGCCATTTAGGGGCGGCGAACCATGCAATATTAAAGTTGACGGTGAAAAAGTCATAACTGGGAATATTGAAATTGTTGGTGTTGATGGCGAGAAAGATAGTCATACAATCACAATTTCTGGAAGGGACAAAACAGGCGATATTGTCGATTCAAAAATTGGTTCGCTTGATAATTTACGCGCGCCAACTACGCTAGCAATTATTATTCAAGCAGTTTTAAAGCATATCAAAAGCCCTGTAAGGGTTGTTAGTCAATACTTCCCAAAACCATTTCTACCGTCTGAAGATTTAGCTTCACCAGAATTCGGCCAAGGCGTTTGGGAATTCATAGAGAGTCTCGCGCGCAAGCGCCAAGTTTTACTTACATCAAATGCAAATGGCGATCTTGTAATAACAAGATCATCAGGAATTTTTATTCCTGTAACTTTGCAGAACAAAATTAACGATAACAGCAATAATGTGTTGTCGTATTCTGTTGGCTATGACACAACTGGGATATTTAATCTTTATCGAACTGGTGGGCAAGAAACTCCGGTCGCATTAAATAATGCTGGAGCAACATCAAATTATAGTGTAGTGGAACAAATATCTGCAATATTAGATGTTGGTATACGCCCCGGTAGACAATATTGTGTAACAGCTGAAAATTCCGGTTCAAAACAGAGCATGCTAGAAAGAAATAAATGGGAATATAATATTAGAAAATCGCGCAGTCAAGTGTATTCAGCAACAGTTCACGGGTTTAGAAATCAGACGGGTAATCTATGGGCAATCAACGAACTTGTAAATGTTGAAGATGAATTTGCTGGAATCAATTCAAGAATGCTAGTTAATTCTGTTCAATTTAGTCTTAGCGACGGTGGCCGACAAACTGTTTTATCACTAATACACAAAGATGCTTATACGCTAACGCTTCCCACTCAAACGTCAATAGATAAATTGGGCGAAGGATTGGTTGAAGAAAGCGTTACCGAACCAATTGTGATAGACACTGAAGAACAAATCCCTGTATGGGTTCCTTGGACGCCGCAAGCAGAATTTGGAACTAATTAATGAGCGTTGTAAATATGATGAAGAATTTGTTGCGATGGGCTGTTGTTACCGCTTTTTCTAGCGATAATCAAGATTTCCCTACGCATCAAGTAACTTATATGGGGAAGAACGCTGACGCATTGGCTTGGTATCCTTACGGGTATCACGCGAACCCCGGCGCGGGCGCGCTAGCTGTTATGTTGGCCATGAGCGCCGATCCAGAAAACCGCGTTATGTTTCCCGGTAGTCCGAAGGAAAGAGGTGGAACGCTTTTACCAACTCCGCTTTATCCGGGTGAAGTTTTGATATACAACCCGACAACGCAATCTTTTATTCATATGAAGCTAGATGGTGGTATTGATATTGAAGCCACCACTAGCGATATAAATATCAAATCGTCACTTGGTAACGTAAACGTCGATGCTATCAATGCAGTATTAACTACAACTGGAATAACAAGAATTGTAGCAGTTGGCGCAGTTGATATTGATGCGGGTGCTGCAGTAACTATTGATTCAGTCGGTCCAACTACAATTACAGGAACGGGGACAGTTACAGTTGACGGCAATGCACTTGTTGATTTGCTTGGAACGTTAGTTGAAGGAAGCGACGGCGGCGCAACTGAATTTCTGTGCAATGAAGCATTTCTAGCGTTATTTAATCTTCATATACATTCGACCCCAAGCAGCGGAAATACTAATGCTCCAACCACTACCGCTGTAGTTGGAACCGATACAACCACAGTTTTGAAAGGTGAATAAATGACTGTTGGAATTGACGCATATTTGAAAAAAATTCCCGGTGGTCTTTATGATTTGGATTTCGTAGGAGAATCTGAAAAAAGAATTTTATTTCTTTCTTGTTTTAATGACTCTACAAATTGGACTCCAGACGTAAAAAATGATTTGTTTGATGAAGGCGTAATAGTTTCGCCTAACTCTAGTGGTTCACTAAAATTTGTAGCAACTTCTTCTGACAATTCTCTAAATGCAATTAGAACTTTTGATGCGGCAGATTTTACCGACACAACTTTAAGTTTCTGGATATACATAGGGGCAAATTTCTGGGAAAATTTTAACACTGGTGGCAATGCTGTAACACTTAAAATTCATAGTGATGTAGGTGTTGATTGGCAAGTTTGGTTTTTTGATAGATCTGAATTTATAAAAGCGGAAAGCTGGCTTCAACTAAAAGTAAATTTTTCTACTGATGACCCTGATAGTAGTGCTGGAAATTTGGATTTTACAGCAATTACTGAAATTGAAATACATGCTTTTGCTGGGCCATTTACTCAAGTTGATGACATAATGTATATTGATCAAATTGAAATAATGAAACCAGCGGTTGTTTCTGGTGATATCAGATCTGAAGATTTTTTTGACTCTGCAATTTTGGTTAGTTTATTTGCCGAAAGTCGGGCTAGTGAATCTGAAGTTTTTCAATCACATATGCGGCGCGGATGGATTGGAAACGAATCGACTCCCGGTTTTGAAATCGGATCAAAGATTTGGCTCTATGAGCAAGCGCGCCTAACACGATCTGTGTTGAATGGAATTACAGCTGCTGCAAGGCAATCTTTACAATGGCTGATTGACGACGATTACGCTTTGGCAATTGATGTTGAAGCTATTTTAACTGCTAGTGGTGTAGATATAAACATAATAATTTATAGACCAAACTCAAAAATTGATCATCGCTATTACACTTTATGGGATAATACAGGCGTTGAAGTCCCTAAACCTCAAACTTATTTTGAACTAACAGTTCCTTCTACTGATTTAGGCCCGCTCGATGGAACTAGAATTGTTAGTTACAATATTTTTGATAAAGTTGGAAACCCAAGTTACGCGGTTGATGTTATTGTCTATTGCCGTTGGCCTTTCGCTGGTGTTGGTGCTCCGACAATGACAACAGGTAAGGGTTGGCACCCTGATAGCAAAATTACAATTTTTAACGATTTTAATAATCAAATTCTTGGTGCAGGTGGTCGCGGTGGTCGCGGTGGTGAAGTATCCGGTAATGGAGGTGTCGGCGGTGGCGGGGGCGGTGCTAACTCGTTTGGCGCCGGAGGTTTACCGAATGGTGTAGATGGTGTCTATGTTGTAAATTGGCCTACGGGCGGTGCCGGTAGTCCAACCGGCGGTGTTGAGGATCGTGACGCCGAACCCGGACAAAGCGGTTTCCCTTGTATTGAAATGTTCCACCCAATAACGTTTATGAATAATGGTTCTATATCTGGTGGTTGTGGTGGCGGCGGCGGCGGTAGTTCTGAGGGCGGCGATGGCGGTGAGGGTGAGACTCACGGATTCCAAGCTATTCCCAGGGAAGGTGAACCAGGGACGGGAGATAATCCAGGTGTCGGTGGCAATTGGGAATATGCAATTATCACAAATGGTTACGTTATAACTTACAATCCTGAAGGGCTTATTCGGGGTGGAGTACTCTAAATGGCATTTGAACTACCGAAAACAGCAACAGAAGTTGATCAGCGAATGAAAGTTGATGTGATTAGGGAACTACCTAACGCTAATCCCTTTCTAAAAAATAGTTGGCTAGGCGCGTTGGTAACTGCTTGCGCGAATCGCGTGTTTGATTTTTACTATGCGTTGAGACAAGCAGAAAAAGAAGCAATCCCCGATACAGCTGTTATTAATCTCGAACAATGGGCGGCTATTTGGAATATTCTTCGCATTTCCGCAACGCCCGCAATAGGTAATGTTGCTGTTACTGGCGCAGTTGGTGGGTCGATTGTAACTGGCGTCGATCCGTCAATTTGGACCGATAGCGACGGCGTTAGATATGCCGCAACCTCTGCTGGTGTAATTGTTCTTCAGTCTTTGGCTGTTACTTCAATAACAGAATCTGGCGGAATAGCGACACTAACAACGACTAATGATCATTTAATCGCATCAAATGTCTTGATTACTGTATCTGGTGCAAATGAATCTGAATACAATTTAACTGGGGTTGTTTGTACCGTTACCGGCGATAAAACTTTGACATATGCGGTTAGCGGTTCTCCTGCTGACGCGACGGGAACTGTTTTGCTCGGTTTCACTTCTGTATCAATTCCAGTTCAATCGACTGATTTTGGTGTTGATAAAAATCAAGTTTTCGACACTGTTTTGACCCTTACAAGTCCAATAACTGAAGTTGACGATAGCGCTAGCGTTGATTATGGCGCTCTTGGCGGCGGCGCAGATCAAGAAGTTGATTCTAGTTTGCGTACTAGATTGCTTGACGCGATTCAAAATCCAATTTCACATTTTAATGTCGCTGAAATAACTGCTGTGGCAAAATCAATTGCTGGTGTTACAAGGGTTTTTGTAGAAGAAATTTTCCCTGAAATTGGGCAAGTAACTATTTATTTCATGCGCGATAATGACGATAGCCCGATTCCCGATTCTTCGGAAGTTGCGGCAGTAAAAGCAGCAATTGTTGATCAAATCATGCCCGCAAACACTGTAGAAACTGATGTAATTGTTGCCGCTCCAACAGAAGTATCGACGGACTTTACATTCTCTGCAATCTCGCCTAACACTGTTACGATGAAGACGGCGATTGAGAATAGTCTAAATCAATTCTTCGCAGAACGTACAGAAGTTGGCGTTACAGTTGTTGAAGAGGCATACAACGCAGCAATTTTTAACACTGTTGATCTAGTTACGGGCGTTGAATTGGATAGCTTTACATTGAGCGCACCGTCGGCAGATATTACAATTGATCCCGGTGAAATCGGCACGCTAGGGAATGTGACATTCTCATGACAATAAAAATTCCGGTTGTATTGACTCAACAAAAGCAAGCGCAAACACTCGCAAATTATCTTCCTAGCGGGAAGATTTTTGCTGCTAAAAATATCATCGGAACTAACATCAGAAAATTGTTGCTTGGATTTGCAACAGAAATGTCGAAAGTTGATTCGCTAATAGCGTTATTCAGAAGGGATACCGTTCCCGACACAACACAAAATTATTTAGATGAATGGGAATCCGCGCTTGCAATTCCTGATAGCTGTTTGAAGGGTGACGGAACGGATGATCAGCGCCGAATAGGGGTTCTGATTAAGCTTGCTGGTTACGGTTTGCAAACACCGCAAGATTTTATTGACCTAGCCGCAAAGTTCAACATTATTATTAACGCAGAAGGCGGCGCGAATCGTGGAATTTATGGTAAGGCACCGACGATATCTTTTGGGAGCGATAAAGAAGCGCGATTCACTTTAATAATTGCTCCAATCGAAAATATCGGCGAAGCGTTCACATATACATTTCCAATAACTTTTGGTACACAGGATCTTGCAACACTAGAATGTTTATTTGAACGTTTTAAGCCCGCAAATGTAAATCTTAGATATGAAAATGTTGTTTAGGAGATAATTCGTGGAAGATCTTACCGGCAAAATCACAGGGAACACACTTACTGCCGCTGAATGGAATCAACTACCGACTGAAGTTCAAAATGTTATTGAAGCGTTTGGGCAAGGTTTAAGTAACGGTGATTTAGACCAACTTGGTAAATCCATTGCTGGTTACGCTGCGACTGGCGATTGGTATACCGGCGGCGGTGCGGCTGATGTTTATACCGCAACCAAAATTGCTGGATTTCAAGCGCCACCCGATTATTTTGTTGGGATGACTGTACGTTTCCGCCCAACAGCTGCAAATACCGGCGCATCGACTATCAATGTCGCAACGCTTGGCGTTAAAGACATTAAGCGCGAAGACGGAAACGCGCTAAATGCTGATGATATCATAACGGCTCGTGACGCTTGGATACGTTATGACGGAACTGATTTTCTTCTAACAAATTTTTCGTCTGGCGATATTATAACACCATCTAGTTTGTCACCGGGTTTGGGAATTGGTCAAGTAATTTGGACCGACAACACTACAGTAACTGTTGCGCCGGGTGTTGGTGGTAACATCGAAATAAATATTGACGGAACTAAGCTTTCGCAAACTGGCGATCTAGTTTTCATTCTTGGCGATTTTGGTGTTGGTGGTTCGGTTCTTGATACGGGTTCGGAAACATCGTCAACACCCTATTATATGTATGTTGATAACGACGGCGGCGCAATGGCTCCCGTACTTTCTGCCGACGCTCCAACTTTACCCGGAACTGGAAACAAAGCTGGTTATCATCCTTCGAGAACCGACGAACGTTGCATTGGTTCTTTTTGGAATAATGCAGCCGAACACATTTCAAGGTTTACAGTTTCAAACGCTGGCGAGATGAGACTACACCAACATGATTCTGATCATGAGCATGAGCTTCTGACAACTTTACGAAATTGGACCGCAGTACCGCTTAATATTCCTAAGTGTTGTTATTCTGTTAAGGGTATGTCTTATGCGAATGGTGTTACGCCGACATTTCACTTCGGCCCTGATGATGCTGCTGGAACCTTGAGCGGTTCTAATCCTCTTGAGTCTGGAAACCAGCAATCATTTATGGTTCTAACAACTGGTGATGCTTCCAATAACAATACTGCAAGCGCGATTGATATTCCGATTGTGAATCCTGATACGCCTGAAATTATGTACGGTGTTACTGCTAATGCTGGTGGTGGTGGGCCGAAGAATAGTTTGGTTATAACATCATGGGTTGATATGTTTTTGATTGCACCGAGAAGTTAATTGTATGTCCGATGATTTTAAAACGGCTTTGGAAATTGCGGCCCTAGTTATCGGGGGTATTGTGGCTATTTTTGTTAGCGGTCGATGGTTCGGATGGAAACACAAAGAAATACTTGATAAAATAGCAACGATTAAAAACATGCTTGAAATTCATATTATTGATGAAACTGAAGTTTTTAATAAAATTGAACAAGATATTTGCGAGCAAACTAAATCAATTAGAGATTTGCAAATAATCTGTAATGGGTATGCTGAGCATGGGCATACGGAACATGGACGCCCACAATGAAAATTGAAAAAATACATGGGGTGATTGCTTTCGTTCTAACTATTGGCGGTTTGCTTTGGTGGTGGTTCGGACATATTAGTGTCGCGCAAACGGATCATACAGAGCAAGTAACTATTGTGGAAGCAGTTGAAAAACTAACAGAAATTCACATTCGACAAGATACAGTTGAGAAAGCAGAAGAAGAACTGTTGAAGAAATTGTGTGATGAAGGCAAACTTGTTGACTGTGCTAAGGATGATGAAATTGAGTAAATCAAAAAGCGATCTTCATACTGCAACTAGAATAAGATGCAATGCGACAATGGCGGCAATGCGCGCGTATGGGTATCCAATTTTCATTGTTCGGACTTATGACACTTTGACGAAGCAAGAAAAACTTTATGCACAGGGACGAACGACACCCGGAAAAATTGTCACCAAAATTAAAAAGGGTTGGCATAACATCCGGCAAGACGGGAAACCCTGTGCAAGAGCGATTGATTGGGCTTTTTGTGAGCAGGAACAATTTCCAAATCGTGATTCATGGTCGATGGATTGGCCTTGGGACCGACTGAAGAAAATCGCGGAAGCTTGCGATTTGAAGAAAACACTTAAATGGGATTATGGACATTTTGTAGACAAGCAAGGCGAAAAATTCAAAGAAGCTTGGCGCAATTCTGATCAATGTTAACTGGGGGGTAAAAAAATGGAATGGATTACAAATATAGGTAGCTGGGTTCTGAATAATGGTGCTTTAATTCTTGAAATACTTGGTGCATTTGCTGTAGTTGCAAGATTCACACCTAACAAAACTGATGATAAGATTGTGCAACATATTCTTGATGGTATTAACTTTATGGGTATGAATCATGGTAAGGCGAAGAACGCATGACGCCCGAACTAGCAATTGGTTTAGCTATTTTGCTAACTTTAGTTGGTGTGGCTGCTTGGATTTATAAATCTGGTGGTGACAATGCTAAGAAAAATGCCTTCAAAGAAAAAATCAAAGCAACAAAAGTTTTCAAAAAAGCTGGCGAAAAATGGGATAGTATGGGTGGGGTTGGTGGCGTTGTTCGTGACAAGCTGCGTAAGTCCAAGCGGTAATTGCGAACGGGCGGAATTCTGGGAAGGCGAATTTGAGCCTCAACTTGATTATGCCATTGCGCTTAATTCAGTTTTTGAATATGACGAAAACGATAGAGCAACAGAAAATGAACTTGTGGCCCACAGGGTTCATTATCTTGAAAAATATTGCTTTCAAACAAGAGTGAAATAATGGGAATCGCACTTCATATTTTTGGTGGAATCGCGTTAGTGTTGGCGACTTCTTACAATGTCTTTTTGTCGGTTCCGGTTTTGGTCATTTATGGGTTTTTCTGGGAAAAAACGCAACATAGATATGTATGGTCGATTCAGAATGAGAAATTGCACAGAGAGCAAGCAGGATGGTTCGGGTGGATAACCAAACACCGCTTGATTGAAGCTGCAGGATGGCCTATAGGCGGTTTAATCGCTGCTTCTGTTTGGGAGTTCATCCTTACTTAACGCGCGCCCATAACGCGCGAACAAGCCGACCCAATCAAGACCCTAGCGGGTGGTTTTGGTTGGGTTCGGTTTATCTAGAAGGCGATATCATCGCTAATATTTTCCCCGGCGTCTGGCCCCATTCCGTTTTCTTTGCCCCATTGATTCAAATTAAGAATTTGCGTTATGTTAATTCTTCGCCAGCTATCTTTGATTGTTCCTTTAATTAAAAACCAATCATGATCGACTTTGGCAAGATCGTTTATTTCGCGTCCGAATTCTTCAAATTTGTAACGGTCAATAGAAGCGTCAATCGAATCAGTATCATCTTCAAAAATCATATTCAGAAAAAATCTGTGGTCTGCAACGTATCTTCCGCCCCTGCGCGCGAGCAATCTTTCTTCATTCATGTCTCGCAAATTGCATTCAATTAATTTACCAACAAACAAATATTCATCTGGTTTGCTGATATTTTCAATTTCCGTCGGTGGATTCGTCAATCCAAATCTTTCTGACTCGTCGAAAAATTCGCCCCACCAATGTTCGCAAGGAAACAAAATGGTGAAAGGCGTATCAGGATACATAATCGCGTTTACCATTGCTTGCGTATACAATTTTGGATTCTTTCTAGCTGCAATAATCGTTTTTGCTTTCTTAGGTCCGATTCCCTTCAGGCTAAGCAATCCGCCTAACAATTTACCGTCACTAACAGACCATTTTTCTAGTGACGTATCAGGATCAAAAGCGATATGCTCAAGTCCATCATGCCGAACCATATCCCTAAGAATTTTGACTGCTTCATTTTCACTTTTCGTATGATTAAGATTGGCAACAGCAAATTCTAGTGGATAGTGTGCTTTCGCCCAAGCAGACCAATACGAAATCAAACTGTAACTATAAGCATGGCTTTTGTTAAAACCGTATTTGCCAAACGTAACCATTGCTTCCCAAACTATAGTCGCTTCTATTTCCGATGCGCCTTTGCTAATCGCGCCTTTCATGAAATTAGTTTTGAACTTTTGAAGATATTCTTCGCCCAAACTTTTACCAACAGACCGTCTAAATTCGCTGACTTCTTCCCACGATAAATCGCCGTATTCTCTTGCAATTATCATCAGTTGCTCTTGATAAATAATTACACCATAAGTAGCTTTAGTGGCATTTATGACACTTTCATGTTTAGACAAAAAATCCGTCGGTGTTTTCCCAGTTCTGCGGTTAATGAAAATATTTGTTCCGCCGCTTTGCATAGGTCCGGGGCGAGCAATAGAAGTAATTGCACAGATATCGTCAAAGTTTTCAACGCCCATTTGTCTAGTTACAAATTGAAGCGCTTTGCCTTGGAATTGAAAAATCCCTGTTAGGCGTAAACTGTTGAATATCTCGAATGTCTTTTTATCATTTAACGGAAGTGTGTAATAGTCGCTATATCTCATTTTGATTTGATCTGCTACAGATTCTAGAATAGATAACGTTCGCAAACCAAGACAATCTATTTTCAGTAAATTCAAGCTTTCCGCGTCTTTGTAATCCATCATAAATGACGAATCGCGCCCGTTTATACCGCCGTATTTTGTTAGCGGGTCATTGCAAACAATTATTCCAGCGGCATGCACACCAGCATGCCGAGCGTGCCCCTCAATATTTGTAGCGATTTGCATTTCTGGAAAGCGTTGAATAAATTCTATTCCAGCTTCCGTTAACGCAAATGTGTCTTCAATCCGTTTCAATGCGCGGGCGTCACCCCTAGACCGCTCAATAATTGAATCTTTGACTGCTTCAGTTTCATATTCGGGAATGTATAAAGCTTTGGCAAATTCACCGATAGCAGATTTTGGTTTCATTTTAGAAATTGTTGATAGTTTGCTAACATGATCTTCGCCATAAATATCGACTAAACTTTTAATCACATTTTTGCGTTTAATGTCTGGAAAATCAATATCAATATCTGGCAAATCTGCCCGATTGATATCAATGAATCTTTCAAACAGAAGACCGAATTTGATAGGATCTAATTCTGTGATTTCTATTAAATAACAAACTAGCGATCCGGCTGCAGACCCGCGCGACGGACCAACTAACATTTTATTCTTAGACGTTTTGACCATTTGAGCAACGATCAAAAAGTAATCCGCAAAATTTCTTTGATTAATTAGCTTGATTTCGCGTTCATATCTTTCTTTATATGGTGACGCATCAAGATCAATTCCGCGTTTTTTAGCGCCAGTAACGCATAGCTGTTTAAGCGTTCTGTTGCCTTTGTATTTTACCATCGGCGCAACTGGCAAATCGTAATCTTGACAAAGATCAGCGATTTTATAAGTGTTGGTTATCGCTTCGCTTCTACCGGGCCAAATATGAAGCCATTCTGAATCAGATAAAATGTGTTGCGGATAAGTTTGCTTTTCCATATTGCGCGCGCCCGCATGAAGCTGGTAAGTCAACCGATCATCCACCGTCGGATACCAATTCAAACACAAAGCAACTTTTGGGATACCAAACCAATTTGCGATTGCTGGCGGCGTAGTTTGATCAACGCCAATAAAATCAATTCTGTTAGTTGTATTGAAATTGTTAGCAATCACAATTACATTATCGCTAACAGCTGAAAGATCGCATTGAAACAATCTTGGGTGATAATAATATTGATCGTAAGCTAGGCGAATCAGATTGTATATTTCGCTTAGTCCATCTTGATTCTTCGCTATGAAAAGATAAATTGGTCCAAATGTTTTTTCTTTCTTGCCGTCAATCTCAATGTATTTATCACAGACCATCAAACGAACACCAAGAATCGGTTTCATTTGATTTTGTCTGCAAATTTGATGGTGTTTGATATGCCCGAAAGTGTTGTTGTTATCAGCAATGCCGATTACAGATTCATCGGTAACGTCAACCAAATCATCTAAAAATCCATAGCATTTTTTAAAACTATATTCTGTTCTCAAGCCCAGATGAATCATAATTTATCTGAGAGTAAAGAAACAAATTGGAACGTAATTTATCTGATGAAACGCGAGTATTCTTCGCAATCCTAACTCCGTATGCGAATAATAAATTGGATTCAAAAATACAAGGGGCAACAGGCGCATTATATCAGCCCCTGTTCGATTAACCAAGTATAACAGCGTATAGTAGCGTGTACGTCGGCTTTCGCCCTGTGAGCGCCATCGTGGGGCTTACCCGTCGCTTTTTCGTGTAATTGGCTAAGTCTTAATCTTTTGTTCTCGATAGGAAATGATTTTTCGACGGTACAAATCCATTCTTGCGGCCAAGGAAAATGAAATTCTTTGCTAAGTCTCGTCAACTCGCAATAAAGCATTCCTAGATCGAAAGAAACGTTATGACCAATGGCGATTTTTTCTCCAAGAAACATGTCAACTAACTGTTGATAAATGTCGATGAATTTTGGAGCGTCAGCAACCATTTCATCTGTTATGCCGTTGAGTTTTGTAATATGATCTGGAATCGGTACTGTTGGATTAACAAACGTATCTATCTCAGAAATAAATTCTAAATCGTCTGTTAGTTTTACCGCATATAATTCTGTAATAAACGGTTGAAGATTCATCGTAATAGAATCCGGTTTCAGCAAACCAGTCGTTTCAGTATCCAAAACAATCATTTGTGTACCTTCTTCCATTCAAAGGTTAGATCTTCTAGCACAGATCGTGCATCGAGTAAAGCTTGCATTTCTGCCCATTGACTAGAATCCATAC